GAATAACTTCCACGGCTTCCGTTTGTATTCTTCAAGTAACTTACCAGCCGTAGGCACAGGGCCGGGAACATCAGGCTCTGCAAATCAAAACACTAACTTTGGTGTTCTGGTAGCTGGACATGACTCTGCTGTAGCGACTGCTGAGCAGATCAATAAAACCGAATCGTATCGAGATCCTGACAGCTTTGCTGACATCGTTCGTGGTATGCATTTATACGGTAGGAAGATTCTTCGTCCAGAAGCAATCGTTACTGCTAAATATAACGCAGCATAAGGGAGGAAATAACTTATGGCTACTCTTACTACATTTCTAAAATCCGCCCACGGAAAAGGAAATCCTTCACGTAAACCTTACTTAATTGAGAATGTTATTGATCTTACTGAAAGTGCGATTGATTGTTCTTCAGGTGACATTGTGCAAGCTTTGACTGTTCCTACAGACACTGTAATTCTATGGGCTGGTATTCAGGTCAAAGAAAGCGCAACTATGAACACTGGCACTAACGCCACTGCTGTTCTTGGTACTGCAGTTGATCCTAATGAGTACGTTACCGCATTTGATATTGATGGTGCAACTGACGGTGTTTATGCACCAACAGTAGCGCAAGCCGGTGTGCTTGTTGCGTCTGCTGCAGATACACTTGATGTGACATTTGCAGGTGATGGTGCTACATTTACAGCAGGTAAACTACGTGTGTTTGCTATGTTGATGGATGTCAGCGAAATAGGTGACTTTACGGCTAACGAAGTTGACCGTGACTATTTAGCATAAAAATCTTTAGGGGCTGGCTTAACAGTTAGCCCCTTTATCACATCTTGAGGTAACATAATGACACTTACATATCTTACATTAGCTAATGATGTTATTACCCGTATGAACGAAGTCTCACTAACTTCCGCTAATTTTACTAATGCTAGAGGTATACAGATACAATGTAAGAACGCAGTCAACGAAGCAATACGTTACATTAATCAAAGAGAATTTGCTTACCCTTTTAATCATGCAAACAATTCTTCTACGCTAGTTCCCGGAGTACCACGTTATACTTTACCTACGGATACAAAGCATGTAGATTATAATACTGCAAGAATAAAAAAAGATTCTACTCTAGGTTCTTCAGGTAATAGCTTGTCGATACTTAGTTACAATGAATATATTAGTAAAGATCTTGTAAACAAAGAAGATGAAATTATTACTACTACTTTAAATGGTTCACATTCAAACTCGGTAGGAACACTTACATTAACTTCTACAACAGGTCTTTCTGCAACAGGTTTTATTTATATAGGAAGTGAGCAGGTTACATATACTGCAATTTCCGGTAATGATATTACAGGTTGTACACGAGGTGCTAATAGCACTACAGCTTCAGCCCATGCTAGTGGCGTAACAGTAACGCAATTTAGTAGTGGTGGTGTACCTAGAAATATAGTTCGCACTTTAGATAACAACTATCTATTGTACCCTTTTCCTGATAAAGAGTATGAATTAGTTTTTGATTACTTTACATTTCCTAGTGACTTATCTGCACATGGAGATACAACAACAATCCCAGATAGATTTAAACCTGTTATTATAGATGGTGCTACTGCATTTGTTTATCAATATAGAGGTGAGTTAAATCAATACCAATTAAACTTTTCTAGGTTTGAGCAAGGTATTAAGAATATGCAAACATTACTTATTAATAAATTTGAATACCTTAGTTCTACAGTAATAGATAATAATAATGTAGCAGGTAGTAGTAGGTTGTTAAGTTAATGCCAGATAGTTCTCAAACACAACCATCGTCATTTAACTGTGAGGGTGGTTTAGTTTTAAATCGCTCTACGTTTCAAATGGAGGCAGGTCAAGCTTTAGTTTTAGAAAACTTTGAGCCTGACATTGAAGGTGGGTACAGACGAATAAATGGCTTTCGTAAGTACGTTAATGTTATTGTACCTCAAACTTTAAATGCAAGTGAAACTGTAATAGGATTGGCTAACTTTAATAATGTAGTTATAGCCTGTAGAGGTGAAAAGATATACTACGCCGCTTCTACTGAATTAGCTATAGCTATTAATCAAGATGATACAATGTCTGGTTCTGGTGTAATTAAAGTAGATAGTGCTATTGGTTTTCCTACAAGCGGTACGCTAACACTGGCAGGAGCTACAACTGAAGATGGTAGTACTGGTGTAACTGAAACGTTTGATTACACAGGAGTTAGCCTAACAGCAAGCCCTAATGAATTTACTGGTGTAACACGATCTGGTGATAGTCAAAGCACCTTAGGTAAACATTTAGCTAATGTAACTGTATCTTCTGCGTGGACAGAAATAGACTCAGGAAGAACTGGTGCAACAAAATATAGACACGAAAGATTTAACTATGATGGTAACGAAAAGATAATCTTCGTTGATGGCGATAATGCACCTGTAGTTTTTAATACTTCTTTTAGTGCTACTGATGTAACTACTACTGCAGTTGTAGGTTCTAAGTTTATAGCCTCTTTTAAATCTCACATGTTTTACGCAGGTAAATCTACTACTCCAGAAGAGTTAGTATTTAGTGCACCTTTTGATGAAGATGATTTTACTTCTGGTAATGGTGCAGGTAGTATTAGAGTAGACGATACTATTACAGGAATAAAAGTATTCCGTGATTCATTGTTTATATTCTGTGAGAATAGGATATTTAAACTGGTAGGAAACACTTCGAGTGATTTTCAAATGATTCCAGTTACTAGAAATATTGGTTGTCTTAATGGTGATACTATACAAGAATTTGCAGGAGACTTAATTTTTCTTGCGGCAGATGGCCTTAGAACTGTTGCCGCTACTACAAAGATTGGTGATACAGAGCTTGGTACAATAAGCCGTAACGTTCAAAGTCTTTTTGATACAAACATTATTAACTCCTCTTTATTTGAAAGTGTTGTTATAGCTGACAAGACACAGTACAGAATATTCTTTACAAAAGATGGTCAAGCTGATAATATTACAAAGTGTGTTGTATGTGTTAAAAAAGAACAAGGTTATGAGTTTTCAGAAATAAGAGGGTTCAAACCTATTGTTACAGATACACTTGTAAAAGCAGGAGATGTATTAGTATTACATGGAGACTCTGCAGGATTTGTACACAGACAAGAAAAAGGGGATACCTTAGACGGTACTCCTATTCTAGGAAGATACAGAAGTCCAGATTTAAGTTTTGGTGATAGTGGTATACGTAAGCATATGCAAAGAGTTATTCTTAATTTTAAACCTGAGTCATCTATTAGTGCAGATTTATTAGTAAGATATGACAATGAGAACGCAGACTCTGCTAGACCTCCAGCTTACTCTATTAGTTCAAAAGATGTAGCTTCTCAATTTGGTATAGCTGTATTTAGTACTATAAGTAGTACAATAAGAAATGTATTTGGAGGGCCATCACAGCCACTCATAAGACAGCCAGTAGAAGGCTCAGGTTTTTCTACAGTTTTAAGAATAAATGATAACGGTGAATCTAGACCATATTCACTAAAAGGGTTTCAGCTAGAATACCAATTAGGAGCAAGACGTTAAATGGGCGCTACATATACAAGACAATCTACCTTTACTGATGGCGATGTTATTGACTCAGATATATTTAATAATGAGTTTGACCAATTATTAGCGGCTTTTGCTTCTAGTACAGGACACACTCACGATGGTACTGCAGGTGAAGGCGGCCCTATTACGGGCTTAATAACTGATGGCATTGTATTTGGTACAAACACTGGAGACATTACATTAACTTGGAATGGTGGTAGTAATGACGGTTTAATTACTTGGAAAGAAGACGAAGATTATTTTGAGTTTAATGACGATTTACTTATTGCTACTACTGAGAAGATACAGTTTCGTGATACTGGCATATACATTAATTCATCTGCTGATGGTCAACTTGATCTCGTAGCTGATACTGAGATACAGATTGCCGCTACTACAATAGACATAAACGGTAACGTAAATGTAAGTGGTACTCTGACTATTGGTAGTGCAGGTATATCGGAAGCTGAGTTAGAAATACTTGATGGTGCTACTGTAACTACAGATGAACTTAATATCTTAGATGGTGTTACAGCTACAGCATCAGAAATAAATACGTTAGACGGTATTACTTCAACAGTTGCAGAACTAAACATCTTAGATGGTGTTACAGCTACTGCGGCAGAACTAAACATACTTGATGGAGTTACAAGTACTTTTGCAGAACTTAATATCCTAGATGGTGTTACAGCTACTACTGCTGAACTTAATATTTTAGATGGCGTTACAGCTACAGCCGCAGAACTAAACATCTTAGATGGTGTTACAGCTACTACTACTGAATTAAACTTACTTGATGGTAAAGCTTTCCTTGATGAAGATAACATGGCATCTAACAGTGCTACAGGTATTGCTTCTCAACAAAGTATTAAAGCTTATGTAGATAGCCAAGTAACTGCTCAAGACCTAGACCTAACTGATGGCACAACAAGCATTGCAATTGATTTAGATTCGGAAGCTTTAAGTGTATTAGGTGGAACTGGTGTAACTTCTACTGCAAGTGGAAACGGCGTAACACTCGCAATAGACTCTACAGTAGCAACACTTACAGGCTCACAAACTCTTACAAACAAATCTCTAACTTCTCCTACTCTTACAGGCACGGCTGTAGTAGCTTCTTTAGATATCTCAGGTGATGTAGATGTTGATGGTACTTTAGAGACAGATGCTTTGTCTATTAATGGTACTGCAATTACTTCAACAGCCGCTGAGTTAAACATACTTGACGGTAAAGCTTTTCTTGACGAAGATAATTTAGCAAGTGACTCAGCTACTGGTATAGCTAGTCAGCAGTCTATCAAAGCATATGTAGATGGTCTTACTACAACTAGCATTACAGCAACTGGTGCATTAAATAGTGGTAGCATAACGTCAGGCTTTGGTAACATAGATAATGGATCATCTACTATAACTACAACTGGTGCTATAACTGGTGGTAGTTTTGTAATAGGTAGTGCTGATATTAATGAGAATGACTTAGAGAGCATTGACGGTATTACTGCTGGTACAGTAGCCGCCTCTAAAGCTGTCGTAGTAGATGCAAACAAAGACGCAACAGGCTTCCGTAATATTACACTTACTGGCGAGTTAGATGCAGGTTCACTAGATGTCTCTGGGAATGTAGATGTTGACGGTACTTTAGAAACGGATGCATTATCTATTAATGGAACTGTAGTTACAAGTACGGCAGCAGAACTAAACATACTTGATGGTGTTACATCTACTGCCGTTGAGTTAAATGCTCTTGATGGAATTACTGCAGTCGTAGGTGAGCTTAATGCACTAGACTTAGGTAGCACTGCTACAGGAACAGCTATTGCATCTAAAGCTGTCGTAATAGACGCAAACAAAGATTACACAGGTATTCGTAACTTTAGTATTACAGGTAACTTGTCTGTTGGTGGTACTACTACTGTAGTAGATACAGTAACAATGAATGCACAGAATGCTGTTCTTTTTGAAGGTGCTACTGCTGACGCACATGAAACTACTCTTACTATTGTAGATCCTACTGCTGACAGAACTATTAGTCTCCCAAACCAAAGCGGTACAGTGCCTGTATTAGCCGCATCTAGTAATACTGCTATTACATCTACTCCTGAAGAACTTAATATACTTGATGGTGTAACAGCTACCGCAACAGAACTAAACATACTTGATGGCGTTACAGCTACAACTGCAGAACTTAATATTATTGATGGAGTTACGGCTACAACAGCAGAGTTGAACATACTGGATGGTGTTACATCCACTGCAACAGAATTAAACATACTTGATGGCGTTACATCTACAACTGCAGAATTAAATATACTAGATGGTGTAACTTCTACTGCGACTGAACTTAACATCTTAGACGGTAAAGCATTCCTTGATGAAGATAACTTTGCAAGTAACTCAGCTACAGGTATTGCAAGTCAACAATCTATTAAAGCCTATGTAGACGGTATTACAGCTACTAATATTACTTCTACTGGTGCATTGAACTCAGGCTCTATTACATCTGGTTTTGGCAATATAAATACTGGTTCAAGTACAATTACTACTACAGGTCTTATTTCAGGTGGATCACTAGATATAGACAATGTACTTATTAATGGTACTACTATTGGACACACTGATGATACAGATTTAATTACTCTTGCTAATGGTGTAGTAACCGTAGCTGGTGAAGTATCTATGACTACATTAGATATTGGTGGCACTAACGTAACTTCTACTGCGGCTGAACTTAACATATTAGACGGTGTTACTAGCACTACAGCAGAATTAAATATACTTGATGGCGTAACCTCTACTGCCACTGAACTAAATCTACTTGATGGTGTTACAGCTACAACAGCAGAGTTAAACATACTGGATGGTGTTACATCTACTGCGACTGAATTAAATCTTCTTGACGGTGTTACTAGCACTACAGCAGAATTAAATATACTCGACGGTGTAACAGCTACTGCGGCAGAACTAAACATACTTGACGTAAACAATAGTACAATAGGTGATCTATCTGAGATAAGCACTGTAGCAAATGACGATGTGTTTCTTGCTATAGACACTTCTGGAGGAGGACTTAAACGTCTTACAAGAAGTGCTATTGTTTCTGGTCTTGCTACAAGTTCTGCTTTATCAAACGTAGTAGAAGACACTACCCCTCAACTAGGTGGTAACTTAGACGTTTTAGCCCGTACTATTACAACATCTACAACTAATGGTAACATTGCCCTAACACCTAATGGCACTGGTGTTGTTATGATAGACGGTAATGTTGGTATTGATACTGGTAAAATTGACCTCAAGAATGGCGGTACAGCATCACAGATTTTATTCTATTGTGAATCCTCAAATGCACATGCTCAAACACTTCAAGGAGCACCTCACTCTCAAAGTGCAACAAATACTCTTTTATTACCTGATGGCGAAAATGGAACTTTATTATCAACAGTATCAGTTGCAACTCTTACAAACAAAACTCTTACATCACCTAAAATTAACGAAGACGTAGCAGTAACTTCAACAGCTACAGAGCTAAACCTACTTGATGGTGTTACAGCTACAACAGCAGAGTTAAACATACTAGATGGCGTAACCTCTACTGCGGCTGAGTTAAATATACTGGATGGTGTTACATCTACTACGGCTGAGTTAAATATACTGGATGGTGTTACATCTACTGCGGCGGAGCTTAACATCTTAGATGGGGCTACAGTAGTTGTAGGCGAAATTAATGCCTTAGACCTTGGTACTACAGCAGTAGGTACAGCAATAGCTTCTAAGGCTGTTATACTTGATTCTAATAAAGATTATACTGGTATAAGAAACCTTACTATAAGCGGCGAGATAGATGCTGCAACAGGAGACTTTTCTGGTAATGTTGATGTAGATGGAACATTAGAAGCAGATGCAATAACAGTTAATGGTACAGCATTAGCTACAGTCATTGCCGGTACAACAGTTACAAACGCAACAAACTCCGCACATGTTCTAGTTACTGATAATGAAAGCACGAATGAAGAAAACTTAATTGCTTTTGTAGA